GGTCTGCGGGATGTCGCGTTCGGGATGGAACAATACATGGCAACGTATACCGACGTGATGCGGGGTCTGCGGTCGACTACCTGGTCGCTGGATGATACGCAGTTCGCGTCGCGTGTGGTCGAGTGGCCAGCACAGTCCGGAACGTATTTTGACGCGGTCGTCGTGACGCACGTCATCAAAGAAATCGTCCAATAGGAGAACACACCATGGCACAAACAACCGCAGCAATCAACGGCATTGCATCGACCGTATCGGTCAAGGTCGCCGGTGGATCGTACGTCGATATCAGCGGGTCAACCCAAAGTATCGACGCCGCAACCGCAACCGTCGCAAACAGCGACACCTACACCCTCGACGGGTCCGCCGCTATCATTCTCTTGGGCAAGTTCGAACCAGTCGACGTGACCGTCAACATCTTGTACACAGAAGTGACCACGACCGAAGCGTTCATGATCGTGAGTGCCGCATTCGCCGCGAAGAGCGCAATCCAGGTCAAGTGGCTCCCCAAGGGTGCCGCATCTGGCGCGAACACGATCGAGACGAACGCAACCGGCTACATTACATCCATAGACTATCCAGCAATCGACTCGTCGAGCGCAGATGCCATCATGGCGTCGTTTACGGTGCGTTGCCCAGGCATCACCTACACGGACGTCGCATAGTACGGGCGTGCGGTCATGGTGGGGCGTGACCGCGTGCCAACCTCTAGCCCCACCCAACTTTCTATAGGAGCATCCCCACATGCAGTACACCATCGACGACAACAAGCTCACGATCGGCGACCTGGTCAAACTCCAGACCGCGAACAACGATATCGCCACGATGATTTCTATCTTGCGCAAGTGCGTCGAGGTTGAGAACGGCGAATTCGAGGACGTGCCAGCAAAGCACTTCCCAATCATCGTCAAAACCATTATGGCGTCACTGAATCCACCAATGGGAAACTAAAAAAGGCGTTGACCGCACACCTGTGGGTGGGCGAGGCGGCGCCAATGGAATATATCCGGCTTGTCATGTGTCGCGATGTCTACCACTGCACCCCAGCGCAACTCGAGTCGGTATCTTGGAAGACCATTCAGGAAGACTTATTCATGATGCGTATTGAGCGCGAAGTCAGACAGCGACGGAGTAAAAAGTAATGGCCGAAGAGACGGTACTGATTCGGTTCAAGTCCGACGATGAGGTCACCAAGACAACCAAAGCCGTGACAGACGGGCTCGACGAAGTGGGCAAGGGCGCCACGAAAGCGGGCTCGTCTTTTAGCGGTATGGGTTCGGTGATGACTGGGATTCTCCAGGGCGTCGGTCAAAAGCTTGGGGGCTTCGCGCTCGAGCTTGGGGGCAAGGCACTCGGGGCGGTCACTGATTTTATTGGCGGTTCCATTCAAGAGGCTTCGCAGTGGAATAGCGTATTCGCACAAACGCAAGCGGTCATCGAGTCGACCGGCGGCGCGGCGGGTATCACTGCGCAAGAGATGGCGAACCTGGCGCAAAACTTAAGCGCATCGAATGGCGCGTCACTATTCTCGGACGATGCGATCCTCGGGGCTCAAAACGTCCTCGCGACGTTCACCAACATCGAGGACCTCCAGTTCGCGGGCGCGACCGAAGCGATCCTCGACATGAGTCAAGCGCTGGGGATGGACCTCGACTCCGCAGCGATGCAAGTGGGTAAAGCACTCAATGACCCGATCAAGGGTATCGCGGCATTGTCTCGATCGGGCGTACAATTCACCGCCGACCAAGAGGCGATGATCAAAGCCATGGTCGAGACTGGCAACGTCGCCGGGGCGCAAGAGCTCATGCTCGCGGAACTGAACACGCAGTTCGGCGGGTCGGCTTCGGCAGCGGTCAACACCTACGCGGGCCAGCAGGTCATCCTACAGGAAAAGATGGCGGGCATCCAGCAGACCCTCGGTGAGGCGTTGATGCCGATCATGATGCAATTTGGTACATTCATGGCGGATACCCTGGTACCAATCCTGGCGAACGTCGTGAACGGTATTGTCGGGTTCATCAATGGGATGAACGAATCAGGGACCGCATCGAGTGTATTCGACACGCTACGGAACGCGATCGCCGCGGTACCTGGCGTCCTGGCGATGATGGGGGCAGGGCTTCAAGCCGTCGCGACGTTCTTCCAACCGCTGGGGGATGCGGTCATGCGTCTTGTGAATATCATCGTACCGGCTATGGTGTCGGCGGGTGGAGCGATCATGGAATACTTGGCATCTCCCCAGATCGCGGCGTATATTCAAACACTGTCGACGTTCTTCGTACAACTCGCAACGACCGTACAGGATATTCTCGTGCTGGCGTTCAACCTCGCGGCGATTGCTTGGGGCTATTTGGTCGACGCATTTACCGTCATGTGGCCGTACATCCAGACAGTCCTCGACTCATTCCTGTCGGCGGCAACGATTGTCATCAACTTTGTGACCGGGCTACTCACTGCATTGTCGCAACTTGTGAAGGGCGATTTCTCGGGCGCATGGACCACACTCAAAACCACAGTCGGTAACGCACTGTCCGACCTATGGAATTTCTTTCTCGATCTGAAAAAGAACCTCACCACGTTCTTTGACGAGGTCAAGCCCGAGGTCGTCAAGCTTGGTACCGCAATGGTCCAGGGGATCGCCGACGGTATCAAGAGCGGCGCATCCTGGATCAAGGACGCACTACTGGCGGCGGCGCGCGAAGCGTGGTCAGCGGTCACTGGCTTCTTTAGTGGTGGTTCCGGTGGCGATGGTGGCGACGGTGACACTGGCGGACCTACAGGGCGTTCACGGACGCTTGCTGGTACCGCGAATACCAACGGCGTCGTATACAATCTGACCATGCACGCGTCGTACGCAGGCGGTCAATCTGAATCGTCCTTAATCAGCGACGCACGCTCTTGGATGATGGCATTGGGGGCGGAATAATGATTCTACAAATGATACGCGGTTCCTACACGTGGCAATTCAACGTAGAAAACGGTGGCTACGCAGGAGCAACGGTCTATGTGACCGGTGCCATCAACTGGGGCGAACCTCCGATTACACGCATCACCCAACGCGGACCATTCCAGAACGGCGACACCGACATCGACTATCGTCTCAATCCGCGGGTCATCAATCTCCCCATGGTTGTGCCGGCTGACGGGTATGATGAGATGATGAACGAGCGCGAAAAGTTGATGCAGATGTTCAAGCCGGGGAATGATACGATCATCCTCGAGCACATCCTCAACGAGACGTCAATACCAGCATTCCAGACACGGCGACGCATCGAACTCAAGATTGCCGGCGGTATGCAGATGGATACGCTCCCGGGCGAGTTCAACATCCGCACGGTCGTACAACTGCGCGCCGCGGACCCGACGTGGTACGACTCGAATCAGAAGTCACTGCAACTCACCAACACCATCTTCGGTACACCCACGCCATACCCGAAGCCGTACCCAGTACCGTATGGTTCCGCATCGATTGACAACTTCCAAACCATCGCGTACTACGGTACCGTCGTGACGCGTCCGATTATCCAAGTTTACGGGCCAGTGACAAACCTCTTTGTGGTGGACGGTCTCGGGCATCAAATCAACCTAACGCAATCGGTGCCAAGTGCTGACATCTGGACTATTGACCTACGCGACGGATACAAGACCATCGTCGACCAAAACGGGGTCAATAAATTCTCAGCACTCAGCATCACCAGCGATATCGTCAACTGGGGAATCTTTCCGGAGCCCATCATTCCATACGGCGCCAACACCATTAGCGTCAGCGGTACGGGCACATCGGGAATCACTGCAGTCTACGCGCTATACTACGACCGATACGCGGGCATTTAAGGAGAACACACAATGGCAGAGCAATCTATTGGAATGGCAACGGGAACCGGAGCAGCATACGGAGACGGTAACGTTGGTTCAGGCTACGCAACGTCACGCATGACCGCGATGGAGACAAAGACGCTAAGCGATGGCGTATTGCAAACCGGCTCATTGTTAGCTTTGGGTGGTTCAGGAACAAACACCATCACGGTCGCAGCGGGTGCGGCGATTGTCGGCGGTTATTTCTACGAGAACACGTCTTCGGCGTCTCTTGTGGTAACGTCGTTGCCAAACACGAACTCACCAACGTTGGTGTACTACGTCGCCATCGTTGCGTTCACCGGTGCCGGAACCTTGACCGTCGCTCGCAGCGTCTCAGGTACGACCGTTGCATCGAACACGGTGCGCGTCGTGGTTGCAAATAATACGCAGGTGGCCGCTTGGGTGACCGCGGGATACTCGTATCTGATTCTGGCTGGCGTCACGATGAGCGGCGGTATTGCGACGGTCATCACCCCAGACTACACCATGTACGGAACCACGAAGCAGATACCGTATCAGGCTTACGCCAGCATGGGCGGCGGTATTGCTACGCTGACGACGGCAAATGTACAGTATGAACTGTCAAGTTTTAACACTCCAGTATCATCTGGAGAAGGAATCATCGTAGCAGACAACGTTAACAACTCGATGACCGTAAAACGTGCCGGAATGTATTTGATTACAGCTTTTTGCTCGTTCACATCCGGCACGACTGGTAATCGTGCCATTATTATTAATGTAAACGGAAGTACTGTATCGTCAACGCGTGCAGCATCTTCGGGAGTTTCATCGCATACCATGACGCAAACCGCAATTCATGTATTAGCAGCTAATGACGAAATTAAAATAGGAGTGTTATCTTCATTGGCAGGCCAGTCTGTTTCACTTGGGTTGTTCAATGTAGTACGAGTCTAGCCATGGCACCACTCGTAACTTTTACGCTGTACGAATCCGACGGAACACCGGTGGGCATCATTAACCCGCTGAGCTACTCCGTCGCGCATCAAGTCAACTCGCCGTCCGTTCTTGTGTTAACCATCGACCTGCGTACCGCTTTGGCTGCGCAGGTTGACATCGAATACATCGTGCGCATGGTACGCAGTGACCCCGAAGCGGGGATGAACGCGTACGAAGAGTTTGTCGGAGCGGTACGCAAGACCCGGCGGAACTATGGCGTTAATCCGATGATGGAAATCGTGTGCGTCGATGCGATGCGCATCCTCCAAGATCGTATCGTCGCGTGGTATCCGAATCTTCGCGGCGTCTCGTGTTTTATGCCGACGTTCTATCCAACAGCGTCGGCGATCCTGACGAACCTGTGGAATTACAACGTCGGGAGCGGGGCGAATGGTGCACCGCCATTCCTGACCGCAGACCTCAGTCGTCGATACGCGTCGAACCTGTCGCGGTGGACTGACGGTCGTCTCACTGGCGCGGTTACCGCGACTGACTCGGGGCTGGGCACCGGCTTTGCGTTGGCGTGCTCGGGCGAGAACGTCCTGATCACTATGCAAAAGGTCGCCGACATCGCATCCATCGACTTTGAGGTGCGCTTCGATATCTCTGCGATGTCGTACACGCTGTTCTATGCGGCAACTTTGGGAGCTGATCGCACCGCAGACATTCGTATGACTCAAGCGAACAACACGATCGGCGTGTTCGAGTACACGACCGACGCAACTCAGACCCCGACTTGGGTGATCGCCACGGGCAAGGGAAAAGACAAAGGGATGCTACGCGGTACCTGGCCATCAACAGCACCGACGGGCACCGCACTCCGTGAGGTGCTGATTAAGGGCGGCGACTCCGAAACCGTCGCACACCTGACAAACCTGGCGAAGCGACGATGGCGCCAGGAGCAGCGCAAACAGAAGCTATACAACATCGAGGTATTACAGTCGGCGATGTGGCAATACGGGCGCGACTACTACCTGGGGGACTTGGTCACCGTTTCGCCAGATTCCGTCAATTCATTCACCCGCAAAGTATTCGGCGTCACGCTCGCGGGCGATTCGTCGGGCGTACAGGAGGTACAGATTGACCTCGCCAACCCCTAATAAGACGCCGAACAAAGACGCCATGGTCAACGGGCGATTGGTCCAGCTGGAGCGTGGCGATAACGCGGTGTACATCAGTCTCACCCGTACTTCAACGCTCAACATCACCACGGCCGGCGTCATAGTTACATGGCAAAGCCTCATTGATGCAGGGTGCGCAGCGTCGTGGAGCGGTTCGAACATCACAGTTCCACTCTCCGGTTATTACTCATTGACTATCAAAGGTGCATTCGCGACCAAAGAGTCGGTCGTCGGTGACGTGATTGTCAACGGTGTCGAGGTCTGTACCATGGGGACTGGAGATTCCAAGGATGCCAAATTCAGACTCACGGCTACGCGATTTTTCAAAGCGGACGACGTGGTACAAATCAAACTAACCACGACGACCGCTACGCACGTACTCCAGGTCGTTACCGAAGACAGCGCAGGAGAATCACCAATATGTCACATGGTCCTTTTGTAATTTACCAAATCTACGACCCGCTGACGATCACGTACGAGTACTACGACGCATACGGCGAATACTACGCAGTCGTACCAGCCGACGCGATCGTCTTGGAACGTCCGTTCAGCCAAGAAGAGGCAATGACCGCACTACGCAAGGAGCGGACCCGTCGACTCGAGGTGTGCGACTATACGCAGCTCCCGGATATCGGTCTCGATCCCGCGAAAGTCGAGGAGTGGCGCGTCTATCGTCAGCAACTGCGAGACATCACCGACGCATTGCAATGGAACGTTACCACCTGGCCAGAAAGACCGCTATAATACACAGACCGCGGTGTCCTTTTGTGGCAGAACTGCACCGCGGTATCTATGCTATAATTTAGGTATCCGACGCGGACACCTAGCTCCGTATCGGGTCACCTAACTCCGCACCGACGTCACTCCATATGGGGTGGCGTTGGTGTTTTTGCACACAAAAAGACCCTCGCACTTCCCAACGCGAGGGGCTTTTTGTGTTTGCTTTTTTCGTTACCTGGTACCGTTGGCTCGAGATCGGGGCAAGTAGCGACGGTCGTCACCGAGCAGCGGGTTCGACGCTAGCAACAACGAACCCAAGATTATTCTAGCACAGATTCGACCCGTCGAGACGTGCATATAAAGCATTTTGTCAAATATCAAATATTGCTACTTGACACGCTATACAGTATAGACTATACTACAGACGGGTTAGGAATTGAGTATCGAAGGAGAAAACACCATGGCGTCAGCAGGATTCAACATCAACGACTACGTGACCGTAGCGGACCGCGTCGCAATGGCGCACGCCGAAGGCTGGATTCAGTCCATCCTGACCGAAGCCCCGGTCATGATGACCGCAACGATGGGGTACATCCGCGCGACGGTCACGTTCACCGACGGCACCCGGGCAGACGGGATCGGTTCGTTCCGTCTCGACGACACCGCACGCAATGCACAGAAGACCAACCCACTCGAGGACGCAGAGACATCCGCAGTCGGTCGGGCGCTCGCGTTCCTGGGCATGGATACCAAGCGCCAGAAGGTCGACGTCAAACCACCAGCGCGTCGGTCGATTGCAAGCGCTGACGAGGTCGCCATTGCAAAGTCTCGCGGCGATCTTCAGAACGTGCTGTCAATGGAAAAGACCATCAAAGCGGTCAAAGACCTCCACGCGCAAGTCGTCGCCGCTGGCATCACGGTCGAGCATGAGCTGGCGGGGTTGCCTATTGAGCAACTGGCGTACGACGAACTGATCACCCTCGGCAAGCACCTCCGGACATTGGTGGCCCGCTAAATAATCGAAGGGCGCCCGGCACACGTCGGGCGCCAGACAGGAGAAGACGATGAACATCACCGAACCACGATTCCAACTCATGCAGCGCTTGACCGTCTCGATACGTGCGGTCAAGGACGAGCGGGTACTCCGTAATGAGACCCTGATCGCCGCTCCGACTCGCATGCTGGCACGTCGCATCATCGGGATGCTGGACTATGCCGACGTCGAGTACGGTACTCGCACCTACGCCGAAATCCTCGACGAGCGCGGGCAAGACGTCCGACCGTACGAGGCGGCGTGGTACCTGGTAACGCGTGGCGCACGGGGGAATCAATAACATGAGCAAGGAAGAGACAATGAAAAACGTTATCGATTGGGAGTGGGTGCGATCTCCTAATGCCTCGATGGAATTTACCCTGGTAATGGGTACGAAGGAACGGATCGCCAGCTTCAGGACGACCGGCTACGATACAAACCTCCAGAACGTCGTCAAGATTCCCGCAGTATCCGAGGGACACGTCGAGTTTGTGATCATCAAACTGGGGTGCGGGTGCGAGTGGAAGGCGACGAGCGACACACAAGGCGTCAATCGTATCTGCGATCAACACTACATCCAAGACATCATCGACGACAGCGAATCGAAGATCGACAACGAAGGGAAAGATAATGCCGACGATTGATACCGACCTCCAGCAGGTCATCGAGGAGATATCCGAACTCCTCCGACGGTCGGCAGTGGTCTACCCAACACCCCAGCAGCGGCTCCGACTGAAATATCTGACCGCACGACGGACACTCCTGGCCCGGGTGATAGTACAACGCAACAAAGAACATGAAGAGGTGACACGATGAGAAAAAAATTCGCGGAATCTGACGTGATTGTTTTGCACGAGTTCCCTAAGATTGATAGCTACGAATTGATAACAATTGTCGATAACGCAAAACGCGGCTATACCAATCCAGCAGTTGCGCGCTACAAATCTTCATTCATCACAATAGAATCGGGCATGAACTGGTTAGAAAGATATCCGCGGAAGTATGCGAGGGCTGTGGTAACAATTCCTCGCCATGCCTGGACATTGGAGGAACCGTGGTTTAGTGATTTTGCTATCGGTGACTTCACCACACGAAAAGTGCTGAGACGTTCAATGGATTTTGTAGAATTGGCTGAGACGTTTAACTATCAGATGCACGAAGTGGCAAAACAATCCGGATACGAAAACCTACTGAAAGGAATTGGCCAGCGATGACCGACCAGACGATCAACGAACAGGTACAAGCGCTATTCAGCGACTACCGCGAGCTCCAGTCCGAAATCTTCGCACTCGAGGCTATGGCGGACGAGAAGAAGGCACAACTCAAACAGGCAGCCGTCGCACTCGGCGGGAAGATCGCGGTCAAGGGCTACGGGAGCGCGTCGGTCATCCCCGCGAGCACCTCCCACACGTACGACACCAAGCGCATCGACGATCTTATGCAGCGGGCCCTGGTCGATGGCGATATGCATACCGCAACCGCGATCGCGCAAGCGCGCAAAGAGACGACCCGGGCAGAATCGTTCCGTGTGGTGCTCGAGAAATGATGATTAACTGGCGAGAAGAGGGCGGCGCGCTCCACGCGCGCGTCGTCCTCGATCCACGGACTATGTATCTCGCCATGGTCCTCCAAGCCCACCAGGGCGAATGGTACGCAGTCGTCATCCTTGCACAGACTGGCAAGCGCTCCAAGTACCGCAGCGAATCCAAGAGTCAGTGCATCGAATGGGTCACCGAATACATCGACGAGCAGTGGAGAAAACAGGAAGGAGTCTAAAAATGGGTCGCATCTGTCGCGACGATCTCCGATACACGGATGACGTCATTGCCACGCTACAAGCTGACCTTCCAGTCGCGTATGTCGCCGACATTCTCAATATTCCGATGAAGGACGTCCCGTATCATCGGGACGAGGTGCACGGCGTCAGTCATAACGGTCGGGTGTTGGATATTCCGACCGAAGACAAGCCAAAGACACCGACAATCAAACTCAAGGTAAAAGCGGGTGCGCTTATTGACTCGATGGATCGTAACTGGCTATTAGAGCACACCTACCAGGAGATCGCCG